GGCTGGAGAATGGTCCCCGATTGCCGGGGATGTCCTGAACGAGTTGAAGCAGGGCGATAAGGATCTCAAAGGGATCCTCCGGGACGCCTACAAGGTCACCAGCGAGGCCACGGCGTCCAAGCTCACGGCTTGGGCTGTCCGGTCCGGGGCGAGCGTGGGGCTCCTCGCGTCGATCCTGGCCGATATGAGCATCGACGTTGCCGGGGCGGCAGAGTCGGTTTCCGCTACGGCAAGCGTCGTCCACGATGACCCGACCCTCAAGGGGAAGCGGCTCCAGGCGGCCCGGGATGACGAGCTGGCATCTCAGACACCCGTATCCACGGCGGCCAAGAAGGCCGCAGCCGGCGAGAATGCGATCGGGTTGGTCCAGAAGGTCTTTCACCAGGACCTCGAAAGGGTTGTTTTCCACGGGGATGGGGAGGACGGGGTTTCCCTGTTCCACTACAAGGGGAGCGATCCGATTCGCGTGAGCAACTTCCAGAGTCAGCCCGTAATGAGGCGAGCGCACCGGGGCGCGATTCCCCCGATCTTCATACCGAAGTTCAAACCGAAGGACTGGGAGGCCCTGGTGGACCTCCTGGCATCGGCGCGGGAGCGCGGCCCGACAGTCGCGGAGGAGGTCCAAGAGGCCCTGGGGGACCTCCTGGCCGTCACAGTGCCTAAGAAGCATCCTTCTCTGGTGGACACGGACGAGGATGCGAAGAAACGAGGGGCAGCCCGGGCGTTCAATCAGGCTCTCATGTCCGGGAATCCGATCGCGGTCAAGCGGGGGATGGAGCTCTACGTCGGGTTCGCGTTGAGCTGGGCGAAGGAGTCTCTCAAGGGAGCGGCCCCTTCCAAGGGGCTCGGGACGGTCCTGCGGGAGCTGTCCATCGACGGATCCCAGGTTTGGGTCAACCGATCCCAGTTCGACGGCGAGGACAAGAAGGGGGGCCGGAAAGTCTACTTGGTTCGGGCCGAGGATCTGAGGCTCGACCTGTCCGATGAGGATCTACGATGACACCGGAACTGCCTTTTAACGCGCACACGGGAAAGGATCTCATACCTTTCAAAATCGAGGATTTCTCGCGAATATCGGCGAGGCAAACATACCTTATATACAGTAGATTTCGAAAGATATGAGATAGCTCCCCGTGTGCGCGTTAAAAGGCCGTTCTGTCCTGACCGAGAAAACCACCACCACCACCATCATGAGCGACACGTTGAGAGAGTTCCGCGTCTTCGGTCCGCCGGGCACCGGCAAGACCACGTTTCTAGTTTCCGAGATCGCACGGCTTGCCAGACGGGAGGGGCCGCAGTCGATCGCGATTGCATCCTTCACGAACACCGGGGCGATTGAGATCGCTGGCCGAGTCGACCTGGAGCTCAACGCCTACGGGGTGACGATCCCGAGGAGCCAGTGCAAGACTGTCCACGGGCTTGCCTACTCGACGAGTGAATCCCGGGTTGAGATCGCGGAGGTGGCTCCCTTGGTGGACACCTGGAACCGGCAGTGGCTCGATGTCGGCCCGGAGTGGCTCATCGACGCGAAGGGGGCGGCGGATCTCTCCACGGTGATGACCGGATCCGGGAAGTTCATGGGGCACTATTCCAGGATCCGGAATCTCCTCTTGGACAGCCGGGATGAGGATCGGATCTGGGCTGAGTCCGAGGAGCTGCGGGAGTGGGCTCGGGAGTGGGAGGAGTTCAAGCAGGAGCACGGGGCCATCGACTTTACGGACATGATCGAGCAGGCCGGCAGCCTGCCGGATCACATCCGCTACTTGATCGTGGACGAGGCTCAGGATTTGACGCCGCTTGAGGCGCAGCTCGTCCGGAGGTGGGGGAGCGAGGCGAGCATGCTGGTGCTGGCCGGCGATGACGATCAAGCGATCTACTCTTTCCGAGGGGGAACCGCCGGGATCATGCTTGACCCCCCGATTGAGGAGAAGATGCAGAAGATCCTCTCCAGGAGCTACCGGCTCCCGTCCGTGATCAAGGACTACACCGAGGACTACATCGTGGATCGCGTGACCCGCCGGAAGGTCAAGGAGTTTCAGCCACACGAGGAGGGAGGATGCGTCGAAGGTCTCGAGTTCGGTTGGGATCAAGGGGACCTACTCGCGGACTTCGTGGAGGGAGAGCTTGAGCGGGACACCGAAGGGCAAGTGATGCTCCTGGCATCCTGTTCCTACATGCTCGGCCCGGTGGCGAAGGCTCTCCGGAAGCGAGGGATCCTCTATCACAACCCCTACAAGGCTGGCCGTGGAGGGTGGAACACTGCGAAGAATCCGGTCTTGAAAGCTCTACGCGCGCTCCTTCGTGGGTTGGAAGGCTACTCTCCGGAACCCCGGTGGACGATGGAGGACTTTGCTACCTTCGTGGCCCCCTTGGACTGGAAGAGGTTGCCACGAGCAGAGACGAAGAAATCAATCAAGGACGCGGGCACCAGCAAGTCGGAGAGGAATCTCATCGTGGGGAAGGGTGACATCGCAGCGATCCTCGGGATCGACCAGGAGATCATCGGTCCGAAGTGGTTCTTCGACTCGATACTGATGTCGTGGAAGCCGGCGTTTGCCAAAGCCTGTCTGGAGCGGCATGGTATGAACACGCTCATGGAACCACCACGAACCATCATCGGCACGATTCACAGTGTCAAAGGCGGGCAGGCTGAAACGGTGATTGTCTCCCCGGACATATCCTACGCATCGGCGCAGGACCCTCACCCGGAAGCAGCCGAGAACCTTGCGCGGATGTTCTACGTCGCGATGACCCGGGCTCGGAAGCAACTCTTCCTCCTGGAGCCTTGTGGAAAATACTGGGCGCGCTTGCCTGAGCCAGAAGAGGTCGGCAAGCGATCCGATGAAACGAAACCTCTACCCTTCTGAGAGAATCATGATTGCAGAAGCACTACAGCACCTCGCGCACCCCAGCGCCGATTCGAGCGACGACCTGCGGAAGAAGCATCCGGTCTCGGAGGTCCGATGGGTCCCGATCGGAGTGGTAGAGGTAAACGACTACAACCCGAACAGGGTAGCGCAGAAGGAGATGAAGCTGCTCGTGACTTCGATCCTGCACGACGGCTACACGCAGCCCATCGTGACCGTCCGCGACGAGAAGGCCGGGAAGTATGTCATTGTGGACGGGTTCCACCGATACTACTCGTGCAAGGCCAACAAGGAGATCCAGGCGATGACGGGGGGGGATGGTCCCGATCGTCGTCCTGGACAAGGACATCAATGATAGGATGGCTTCGACGGTTCGGCACAACCGGGCGCGAGGGACTCACTCCGTGGCGGGCATGTCCAGCATGGTATTCTCGATGCTGGAGAACGGATGGGAGGATGCGGAAATCTGTGGTGAACTAGGTATGGAGCCTGAGGAGCTAGTCCGGCTGAAGCACATCACCGGGTTCAGTAAGCTGTTCGCAGATGTGGAGTATCGCAAATCATGGACAACCAAAAAGCAGATCCTGATCGAAAAGAAGTGGCGAGACGCCCACCCGGAAGACCAGTCAGTGTCATGACGGACGAGAAGATCACCGACATACTGCGGACGGTGGCGCTCGGAATCTGGCCAGACAGGGCGGCGCGGATCCATGGAATCAGCGCGGCAACGATGCGCAAACATAAGCAACGACACCCCGAGTTTGTCACGGCTCTGGAAAAGGCAGAGTCGGAAGCGGAATCCTCCATCCATGGAAAGATCCTCAAAGCGATGGACAAGTCGTGGCAGGCAGCGGCATGGATGCTAGAGCGACGGTGGCCAAACCGGTATGCGAAGAGGGAGCCTGAAGTCCAGGTCACCGTTTCACAAGAAGTGAACATCAAACCGGACGGTCCACCCGTCCCTGTTGACGGGCACCTTCTGGACTACGCCAAGAAGCTCACGAATATCGTGGACAGCTTGGAGTCGAAACAGGGCGGCAAGATGTTGGAGGCACCGGGCACTAATGGCACGACCGGATCCGCTTGAAGCACACTCCGTTGCTCGGGAACAGATTCTCGCGGCCTTCAACGAGATCTGTCCATTCGTCTACGGCAACCCGTTCATCCCTCACTGGCCGTTGCCTGCGCAGGCGGTCTTTCTTGGGCTGCATACGAGTCAGGGCAGCAATGATGAAGTCTTTCAGGCGCTCTATGGGGGCGCGGCGGGGGGAGGCAAGAGCGACGCACTTCTCATGGCGGCGGCGCAGTATGCGTGGCGCTACCCGGAGTTCGCGGGCATCTGCTTTCGGAGGACATTCACCGATTTGACCCAGCCCGGTGCGCTGCTCGACAGGGCCATGGAGTGGTGGCTGCCAGCAGGTGTTCAGTGGGCGGGATCCAAGTCCACGTTCGTGTTCCCCAGCGGGGCGAAGGTCGCATTCAGCTTCCTGCGCACGCCCACCGATCACTTGAAGTATCAGGGGGCGGAGTATCATTACTCGGCATGGGATGAGCTTACCCAGTGGCCAGACGAGCGACCCTACGAGTATGTCGGGCTATCACGCCTGCGTCGTCAGGCGAACAGCGACCTACCATTGAGGACTCTGGCTGCGAGCAACCCTGGAGGTCCAGGGCACAACTGGGTCATGCGGAAGTTCATCGGGGGGACGAACCCTGAGACGGGAGAGTTTGAGCACGCTCGGCATCTCTATGTGCCTGCGCGGATCCAGGACAACCCGTATCTTGACCAGGAGGCATACATCAAGGGGCTCATGCATATGCACCCCACGGTCCGGGAGCAGCTTCTCAACGGAGATTGGTCGGCGCGCGAGTCCGGGGACTACTTCAGGCGCGACTGGTTCGGACCATTCCTACACCCGGAGAAGGATCGCATCGAGGACAGGGACTGCATCAGGGTGCGCTGGTGGGATCTTGCGGCTAGTGAGAAGGCGGATGCCTGCAGGACGGCGGGTGTGCTCATGGCGAGGACGCGCAATGGAGCGAGATTCATCGAGCACGGTGTGGCATTCCGCAAGACTCCGGGATCCAGGGACGATGCAATCGTCAAGCAGGCGAAGATCGACGGGCACGGAGTCTATGTCGGCATCGAGATTGAGGGCGGAAGCGGCGGGCCTGCTCAGTTCGAGGCTCTGGAGAAGCGGCTGAAGACTGAAGGCTTCAAGGCGGTGGGTGCTCGGCCAGCGACGATGACAGACAAGGAGAAGAAGACCATGACCAGGGCGGCATCGAGTGACTCGGCCAAGGCGGCGCGAGCGGATCCGGTCGCTTCATGCCTAGAGCGAGGATATCAGAGGCGCGGCGAGTGCCCAGATACCGGCGGACCATGGTGGGGAGCGGACAGAGGCAAGGCTCCATCGGAGGAACGGGACGGCATCCGCATCTTCGTGGGGCCGTGGGTCCAGGCATACCTTGACGAGGTTGAGGGATTCCCTGATATTCCGCTCAAGGACTTCGCAGATGCGACGACCGGAGCATGGGCATGGCTGGAAGCTCACCCATTCGGGCTCAGGACACCGTATAGAAAGATTGAACAGGAGGCATCGGCAGAGCCTCAGAATATCCATCCTATAGATCGGCGGGAGGCTAACGGTCGGACGAGATCAGGCTTGTGGCGACCCTAGATTGCATCCTTTGAGTTTTTGTGGTAGTCTTCCGTAAACACGTTATCCACCACCGGAGAACATCATGCTCAAGACCCTAGTCGCATTCATCCTCATATCGTCAGCCGCCACATCTCAGAGTCTCTATTCTCGCATCGAGCGCGTTTTGACCGACTTTAACGCTCACATCGCCAAGGTTCTGGAGCAGCAGGAGTTTGACCGCCATGCCAAATTCGTGGGAGTCCGCGAGCGCAAGGCCAGGGGCGTCATCAAGCGTGGCGAGTCCAGGGTGAAGAAGCTGACCCGTCGTATGTCGGGCTGGGATCGGGACTGCCGGAAGCTCCGGGACAGGCTCAGCTACCTGAGGAACAAGACTCGGGGGGTCCGCAACTCGACGATGCTCAGGCGCTATGGGTCGCTGATCGGGGATGTCAAGCGCAAGATCGCCCAGCGCCTAGACTGGATCCAGCGGGCGAAGAAGGACATTGCCAAGGTCGAGGCGGAGCAGGCCGAAGCCCAGAAGATCCTGGTCGAGTCGGCCAAGATCCGGGATCGGATGTCCCGGCAGGCTGTCACCCGGCGTTGATCCAGGGTAGGATCCTCCTGTCAACCCCGTAAATCAGACAGGAGCAGAGATGGCACCGAAGGAGAAGCAGGATTCTAAGTCGGCCTACACGATGGCAGACTACAACGCTATGACCACGGAGAAGCCGGGCATGGAGATGCCGGACGATCCGAAGCCGTGCCAGGGCGATGCTCTCCGGGCTCGCGGCAGGGCGATCAGCGAGGGGAGGCTCAACGCTCCATCCCGCGACGAGATTGAGGCGGCGGGTATGGATGAGGCCAAGGAAGCTGAAGCTATGGCGGAGGCGGCGGCGGACAAGAAGGCGGCGGGTGTCAAGCCTGCCAAGACTCTAGAGGAATAGCCTGCGTCCGGGGGATGACTGATGACGACTGAGCTGAGACTGAGGAATCAGAGCCAACAGCTATATGTGCGGGCGCTGTCACAGGCGTGGCGCAATAATGTTCAGCTTTATGAGCCATCGGTATGGCTGCTCAGGGATCCAGATTCCGAGGAGAAAATGTTGCGCGATGCGGACATCGCGCATGTCGTCGGGTATCGCAGGCATCTGATCGCGGGACGCAAGTGGAACCTGACACCGAAGAATGACGCTGCTCCAAACGCGGATCTGTCGGTCGGCATCGGCACCGCGTTGCTTGAGTCGCTCAAGCATTTCACGCAGGCGCGGTATCAGCTTGCGCGAGCATTTTTCTCGGGGGCACGGTTTGGTCGCATCCATGGCGTCTCCAAAGTTCTGACACTCGGCGACGGGAAACCACGGACGTGGTGGATGCCGATCCGCATCGAGGACATGGACAAGCGGATGTATCGTATCGTGCCCAAGACCGATGGCGATGTCATTCAGGCACACTGGGAACGGTGGGACGTTGCCAAGCAGGAGTTCATCGTTGAGTCGCAACTCGATGCCGTCCAGACCATCAAGCACATCTACCAGGACGACCAGGGCACACTCGGGTATGGACGGGCGCTCAGGGAGGCGGTCGGGTGGTGGTGGTATGCCAAGGAGCATGTCTTCCAGGAGTCCCTGCAAGCCGTCGAGCGGTTTGCGCAAGGGATCCTGCAGGCTAAGGTGGACGGAGCCAGGGACGGGGCGACGGGTCTACCGAACAGTGAGCTCATCGAGTCGTGGGCGGCGGTCCTGGAGGATCTCCGGGCGCGGCATGTCTTGGTCTACGACGAGTCGGACGACGTGTCCATGGTGGACGTAGATGGTCAGGGATGGGAGCTGCTCAAGGACATGCGTGAGGAGCTGAAGAATGGCATCTTCACGCTCGTTCTCGGTGCCAACCTGACGACAGACGCAAACAATGGAGGATCATACGCTCTGGCCGAGGTCCAGGAGAACAGCACAGAGGCGCTGGTGCAGTTCGACAGGGAGACACTCGAGGAGACGTTGACCGATGATCTTATGGGATGTCTGTGGTTCAAGAATCACGCCAATCTAGTGGAGCTGGGAATCTCAGAGGAGATGCCGAGATTCACGATCACCCAGGAGAAGAAGCAGGATCCCAAGGAGCGTGCCGATGTCGCAAACGTGCTTCACTCCATGGGAGTCGCACTCTCGGCGGACGACCTGTATGAGCAGACAGGGTTCCGGCAGCCTGAGGCGGGCGAAGACATCATCGAGGGTGCCACGACTCCTCCACCGATACCGGGCGGCAGCCCGTTCGGCGGGTTCACGGCAAAGTCTTCAGACTTTAGCTTCAATGGTCAGCGCGGAGTCGGATAGATGAATCTCGACGTAGACAGATTCTTGGAGGATGTGAGCGGGCGCTATGCGCGTCTCTACAAGGAAGCCATCCAGGAGATGTTGATCTTCGATGCGATGAGCAACCGGCCTGCATTCCGCGAGGCTGAGAAAAAGCTCAACCAGACCATGGTTCAGTCGATGGGGATCGCGGAGATCCTTGGCGCGAGTCTCGCACTCCGGAAGGCGGCGAAGTTCAAGGGAGATGAACAACCCGGAAACTTCAGGCTCTGGAACAAGCGACGGGATCTGCTCATTTTCGCGGCCCAACCTTCCAACAACGTCCTACCCAGGGTGACATTCCAGGAAGCGTTGGACGACATGGTGAGCCGGACACCGTTGACGCTTCGCCCTGCGGCGCAGAGGTCCGCCCAAGCTATCGGAAAGGCATACTCCAAGGATCGAGTCGTAGCTTTCGCAAAGTCTGCCGAGGGGGCTGTGACGGATCGTGTGCAGAAGCTCATCGCTCAGTCGATCCGTGAAGGTGTCCCAGAAGCGACGAGCATCGTGAATGGCAGGTTTCGGCCTGGAGCCGGACGGCTCATCTCGATGGGCGTAAAGGAGGTCGCAAAGGCGACTGAGCCATGGGCTGAGGCTTATTCCAAGATGGTGTTCCGGACCAACATGAACACCGCTGTCACTGCGGGACGCTTTCGGCAGGTCCAGGATCCTGACATCCGGTCGGTGATCCCAGCCTTCCGGTTCGATGCCGTCGGCGACGCTGACACCCGTGACAACCATGAGGCTGCGGACGGTCTCATCTTCAGAGTGGACAACCTGATCTGGAACAAGATCGCACCACCCCTCGGCTACAACTGTCGTTGCCAACTCAGATACATGGGACTCCCTGAGCTCAGGAGGCTCGGGCGCATCTCCCCAAGCGGCGACGTTGTTGAGGACAGATTGCCGTCGAATGCGTTCCCAGATGTTGGATTCAGGCACGGAGGGAGGCCGGATCTGTTTATCGTAGGTGCAGCATGACAGATGAAGATTGGGACCGGGTGAGGACAGACTTCTGCCGGTTGACGGCGCGGAAAGGCGTGGTCAAGATGGCTGCCGATCTGCCAGCAGCCCAGACAACGGTTTACCGGCTGCTCAATGGCGAGACGCAACGACCCACGAAGGCTATGCAGGCTGCCATCAAGCGGGTGGTCGAGGACGACAGGAAGGAGACTGACCAATGACGCTAACTCCCCAAGGCTACATGGCGACCAAAGAGAACGGGATCCTAACCGTCCACAACGTGCCCATTTTCGTAGAATGCGAACGTGGCGAGCTGCTTTTCGACGGCAAATGGATCGCGGAAGCAGTCGAGAATGCGAAGCAGGGCGAGCGGGAGGGATACTTCCCACCGCTGCACATCCGGCACCATGAGCCGTCTACGGAGATGAATGACGGGGTGCGGGCTGCCGGGTTCTTCAGGGTCGTTGGGACCACGCCGATCACCTTCAAGGGTGCGCGGAAGACGGCGATTATGGCGGATCTGGTCATCACGGATGAGGGGGCTCAGTATCAGGTCATGAATAGCCAGCTTCCCTACCGGAGCGTGGAGATTCCGAGGAACGGGCCACCTTCGATTAGGGGGTTGGCGCTGTTGGACCACGAGGCTCCATTCCTGCAGCTTCCAATGCTGATGATCTCGTCTGTAAAGGACGAGGAGGGGCAGGAGGCAGATTGTCAGGAAGTTGCACTTGCAAGTTTTCGCTCGTCCTGGAGCTTAGATGCGACCAGAGACGACCAACCCATGGTAGCCTGCTTCAGTGACAAGGACCGGGCGTGCCTACTCTTTGAGGAGACAATGATCATGACGGATGAAGAAAAGCGGCTTGCAGCCGAGAAGCTCAAGGCAGATGGCGACGGCAAGAAGGATGACACCGAGAACATGGAAGGCGACGGCGGGGGCGATGGATCCGATGCCGGTGCTGCTGCCGTAGATGTGTCCGCCATCGTCAAGGCCATCGAGTCCGGTGAGATCAGCGTCAAGGACATGGATGCCATTCTGTCCGCCATCCAGGCGCAGGAGGGCGGCCAGGAACCCGACAACGACGAAGCGACGATGGCCAACACGCCAGCGTCCGCTGCAGCTCCAGGAGCAGAGGCGATGAAGGACGGAGACGACAGGGATCTGGCGATCCAGTTCGCTGCCCTGAAGGGCGAGAACGAGGCTCTCAAGGGACGGCTCGATGCCAGCGATGCCGAGAAGCTGCGCACGAAGAACGTTTCAGACGCCATGACGCTGCTCAAGGATCGCCCCCTGGGCGCGGATCTAGAGGCTCGTCTGGTCAACTTCCACACGAAGCATGGCGCGGAGGCTTTCACGGCCTACGTCGAGGAGATGGCAAAGACCACGGGCGTCTTGCCGTCGGACAACGGAAAGGCAATCGCTTTCGCTGGCCAGAACTCAGAGGCCAGCGTCGTGGCGATGAAGTATCAGGATGGCGGCGCGGATTCCGTGGAGAAAGCCATGGGATTCTCGGCCATATGGCGTGACCTCAAGGCTCGCGGGATGACCCGCAAGACCGAAGAGGAATACGTGCAGATCAACATGGCCATGGAGCAGACGGCATAGAGCTGCGACGGGCAGGAACACTCGAGATCACGGTTTGAGGAGACAGACAGATGGCAAATCCTTCAGCATCAATCATCAACGAGACTCGTCCCAGGGCAGGCCGTCAGTCTCTCATCGTCACGAATGCGACGCAGCTCTATGCGGGTGCTCTGGTCGGGATCCTGGCCACCGGCTATGTCGGGTTCTGGGATGACAACGCGGCTGCTGTCTTCCTCGGGATCTGCGAGGAGGATGTTCTCGGAGACACGTCCGCAACCCCGCCCGTGGAAGCCAAGGTGAACACCGAGGGGGTCACGCTGCGGAACATCACCGTAGGTGGCACCCCGACACAGGCGAAGGTCGGTGATCCGGTCTACAGCGCGGATGGAAACATCACCAGTCTCACGCTGACCATCGGGACGCTCAACCATCCCATCGGCTACATGAGTCGCTACATCAGTGCGACGGAGCAGGAAGTGACTCTTGTCACTCCCACGGAGATGTTGGCTCAGCGACAGGCGTAGGGCACACGCGGGATTCAATCAGCCAGGAAACTAGGCAAGAGGAGAGAAGATTATGACTGTCATCGCATCAGCTGTCCTGGCGAACGGTTTGAGGACCGAGTTCGCAGACACCTACAGCAAGATCCGGAACAGGCAGGCCGATGGTCGGCTAGGCAAGGTGATGGATCTCGGGGTGGGAGCGACGAACAGGCAGCATGAGTTTGCCTACTTCAACGCGGCACCCCACATGGAGTATTGGCGCAGAGGCGAGAGCATTCCTCAGGATGATTTCGATAGCGTCAGCTTCACGGCCTATGTCTACGAGTGGGCGAAGCGCATTCCGTGGAGCAAGTGGGATCGGAAGGACGACCAGATTCAGGGTCTGATGGATTCTGCCAGAGCGGCAGGGGAATCAGCCGCTCTGCTTCCGGAGCGGTTTTTCTTCGATCTCCTGGCCAACAGCGCGTCGACCCTGCCAGGCATTCCTCTGGCTCCAGACGGCGCGGCATTCTTCGCCACGTCGGATACAACCGGGGCTGCGAGGTTCGGTGCGACCAGCGGCAACCTCATCACTGGTGGCGGTGTAGCTTCCACCGCAGCCATCCTGACGGACTACTATAAGGGCGTCGCTCAGTTCAAGGCGTTCCAGGACGGCAAGGGCCAGCCGATGTTCATCGCCGATCAGGTGGACCAGGGGTTCACGATCATCTACAGCTCGGCGGACGAGGAAGTGTTCGATCAGGCTTTCCTGCAGAAGAGGCAGGGGACCGTCCTGGGCGTCGATGCTGGAACAACTCCCAGCAACATCGTGCAGGACGCATCCCGGACAGTGCAGCTCTGGAGTTCTTCGAGGCTGGCCACCGGCGACTGGTTCATGTTCATGAATGCGTCGCCGAAGCTGCCCACCTTCCTGCTCAACCGGGAGGGTCTCCAGGAGTTCTCCTCGCTGGAGGGTGACAACAACGGCGACCTGACCCGGACGACCGGCGAGGAATACATCCAGTGGGAAACCCGTGAGGGTGCCGGAATCGCGTTGCCCTACGGAGCGGTCAAGATCAACAACTGATTGGCGATTGTCATTCAGTCTCGGGCCGTCGTCACCCTGCGGGGCGTGACGGCGGCTCTTTGTTTTTCACCCCGCGTCATTGAGCTGGAGATGAACCAGAATGAGCAACCCCAAATCAGATACGCAAACTGCGCCGAAGCCAAACCCGAAGCCAAACCCGAAGCGCGTTTCCATCCCCGGCAAGGATTTGCTTCCGGATCTATCCAAGGGATCCGGTGTAGCTGTCCGCGAGGTAGTCTTCTGGGTCGGAGTCATCCCTGACTGCCCGACTGAGGGCATCGACTTGGCGGGCATCAACTTCCCAAAGATGAACGAGAGGCTGATCCCTGACCCAATGAGACAGGGCAAGAAGAAGCGGTATCCTGTCGTCGGAGCCATCGTCCGATTGCGTCGGGACAAGATCGAGCAGATGCGCGAGAAGCTGACGCGGACGGTCATCCGGTTCACCGATGGCAGCGGCACTGGGCAGACGGTCGATCCCCATTCGGATCTGTCGGTCCTGGAGACGACCCGCAGGCGCGGGCATCTGATCACGATCCCCACCGAGGCAGACACGAATATGCGCAAGGAGGCTGGTCGTCCTACGCACGAATACACGGCGAACCCGAATGACGTGGCAGCGGCCAAGTTCATGTTCGCAATCCCGTGCCCCGACCAGGACAATCCTCAGCGCGAGGAGTTCTATCCGGACACGTTGGATATCACCGGCCTGATTTGGCCGGACGACCAGGAGTAAGCCATGAGTGGTTCCCCCACTGAAACCGAGATCCAGACCCAATGGAAGAATGGCGTCAACATCCTGGAGAGCACCCGCAACTATGCCGATGGCACTGTAGCGGGAGCGGCTGGGCTGCTTGACGTTCTGGAACAGTCCCTAGAGGGGGAATACACGCCCGTCAGCTTGGCTTCCGCGGCGGCAAGCTATCGGGCCGGTCTGTCCGCACTACTTGGCTCAGGGATCGCCCTGGACTTTTTGAGTCCTATTCTGTTCGAGTATGCTGCTCAGATTCTCACGGAGGGAGCTGGATACCAGAACATCGACGAGATCATGCGGGCGCTCTATGAGCACTTCGATGACAATCTGCTTAGCGTCAAGAGTCGGACGATCACCTACGACACGAGCGCAACGACCGGAGCCACCAACGTCGGCAACGGCAGCATGAATCGTCTCTCGGTGGACGAGAAAGGCTACAACATGGAGGCTTGCACCGTTGAGACCAAGAGGTTCCGGTGCCGGGTTGACCAGAATACCGGCGTGCAGAAGCACGCGGAGAGGTTCGAGGCTCTCGGGGATGCAGCGTCCCAGGACAACTTGCTCCGGTCGGCGTTTGGGTCCGGAACATCCGAGTCCACCCGGATTGCAAGCCTTCACGCTGGGACCGGAAATGGCGGGTCGCTGCTCAGGAACAGCAGTTTTTCAACCTACGACAGCTCGGCCAGCCCCAAGTTCGCGGGCTGGACAGAGTCGGCGGTCGGCGGCGGCATCGCCCAGGACATCACCAACTTTTACCGGAGTCATCCGGGTGCGGCGACGGATGCCAGCCTCCAGATGACAGGCGGCGGCGGGACGATCACTCTCAAGCAGACACTAGCGGACATGCGGGTGTCACGGCTCAACCCGGACAAACCCTACTTCCTGCGGGTGATGCTCAACAAGACAGTGGGCACAGCGGCGGGCGGGACGGTCACGCTTCGGTTGGGATCCCAGGCTGTCAGTGTGACCATCGCGGCGCTCGGCACCAACTGGCAGGAGCTGAAGATTCCGCTCGATGCCAATACCTGGTTCCGCAACTTCGATGAGGACGCATTCGACGTTGAGATCGAATGGTCGGGATCCACGTCTGGCACGTTGCTCATTGACGACATGCTATTCCAGGAGATGGAACTAATCGACGGCACCTATTGGGCGCTCGTCGGAGGATCCACGGCGTGGATGGTGGATGATACACTCGCTTTCACCGACACGGGCGGCGCTCCTGCGACAGGTAAGCTACAGTGGTGGCTCTGGATCGCGGGACTCGGGTATCTTCCATCCTCTGGGACGCCAACGCTCACCGATCCTTAATCCTCATGAGGCGAGCACATGACAGACGCAACCGATCTCTGGACTGCCGTAGTTTCATCCTACGATTCTGACGGGCTTATCACCCTGACCAACATCAGGGATCGCTCAGCGACTACTGTGAACACGTCCGTCGGGCAGGACGCTGCCCAGGGTGTCATCAACCTTTGGTCCATGTATGCCCAGGAGGATTACGACGGCACCGATGCCCAGGTCGTGGAGGTCGCCAAGCGTGGCGTCATCGCCATGTTGTGGGAACGGGGCGGCTCGAGTGCGAGTATCGCCAAGGTCGAATGGGAAGAAGTGTTCAGCTCAGAGGGCCTGATCGCCAAGATCCGGCGGACGGGTCCGCGAGGTCGCCAGGGTCCAAAGAGCAATAGCGGTGTCGCTCAGAGGACTGAGCTAACAACGGGCGGGCAGCGCATCCGGCCCTGGTCTGGTCGAGACTCAACCCCGTTCGGGATCATGCCCAGACGGATTGTCGCGGAGGACTGATGGCTAAGGACTTCGATGAAGGAGAGAAGATGCGTCGATGGGTGTCCAACACGGACAACCCGGAGAGGCTTCTCAAGCAGATCGGCATCCTGATGGTGTCCGAGTCTCAGGGTTCATTCAAGGCACAGCAGTTCGGCAAGATCAAGTGGCCGTCTCGCGGGCCGGTCAACGTGTTCGGGATCTTGGCCGACTTGTCGAACGGCAAGATCCCACCCCAGCGCCGATTCGAGCGACGACCTGCCCTCGTTGACACAGGAAGGTTGAGGAGCACCATTGCTTTCAGGACCGTTGGAAAGAAGGAGGTCGAGATCGGATCAAACCTGGATTACAGCGGCGTGCTCAACTTTGGCGGCACAAGCGAGTCGGTGCCGATCACCGATGCGGTCGCTGCGCGTCTCTATCGCTGGATCAAGACCAAGCCGAAGGATGTCAAGCGTGAGTTAGGCTGGCTGTTCAACCGCAAGTTCCGCGGCAAGACTCTGAAGACGGAGATCCCTGCTCGCAAGTTCGTGGGATTTTCACAGCAGACCGTGAAAGACATCGACAGCATCGTGGCTCCAAACCTGTTCGGTGACAACTGATGGCTGCCGGGTCCGCGTCTCGCATCATCAACAACCCTGGCAAGCTGGTTGTCGGTCCTACCAACGCTTTCGATGGCGGAACCTACCCATATGGGGGCACGGAGGTTGGATACGTCAAAGCTGTGGCGCTCAGGAATCTGGGCGTTGCATTCGCGGTAATGGCCGAGGGACTCGGGGAGTTCAATGACATCCTTGAGCCGAACAACGATTATGAGTTCGCATTCTTCCTGCGCGGCTGGGATGACGACGCCATCCAGAAGTTCATGTCCAGCGGCTATGTCGCGGGAGGAGTCTCACAGCACTCGCTGTGGAATGCGCCTGGATCCCTGACACCGGGGCAGACTTCGCTCGGGCGCGGGATCACGGTCGTCTACGTGCCCGACGACACGCTCACCCAGCCAGCCGTCATGGTCTACAACTTCATTCCGAGCTGGGACACCGACTCAGACATTGCCTTCGCCAGACAGGATCCCATGGGAGTCCCAATCTCTGGCAAGTGTCTGCGCAACTCGTCGGGAAACATCATCCGCATTGGCCACCTACCGGACCTGTCTCTGACATGAGCATTTTTCGATCCAAGAAGAACATCGTTGAGCTCACCGATGAAGCGTATGCGCGCTGGCTCCGGGCGCGGTCGCCCCAGCCTCTGAGTTTCTTTCTGGGACTCGCGGAGTCGGAGCAGGAAGCTCTGGCTCTACTCGGGGATGAATACACCCAGGATCTATGCCTGGGGATTGGGTTTGCCGTCCAGGATCCTGTCGGGGCTCAGGCCGGCCTGGATGCAAGCTCGGCGGGATCAGGGGATCTATTGAGCCAGCTTGCCATGATAGCAGCCCAGAAGTCCCAGGATGCCCCCACAAGCGACGCTGGCGAGATGCGACGGTCGAGGCCGATCACCATGGGTGGCGTCACTGAGAGGCGACAGGCGAAGCAGGATGAGGCCCAGAAGAAGCTGGACGAGTCCAGGAGCTTCTTGGGCCGGAAGCCGGACAGCCTGGAGGTCGTCAGATGAATCCACTGCAGATCGCCCAGCAGATCAAGCACGTCCTGGCGACGCTGACGTGGCCGGGCGGGTCTCAGGATCTGGTATTCGGTGCTCGGGGAGTCTTCGTGTTCGCGGGGACTCCCACGGAAGAGCAGATCCCAGCCGGATTTCCGTGGGCGATGGTCGGGCTCGACACGGGCACGCCCGATGAGGACCAGCCGGAGCTGATCCGTCAGGGTCTGACGATCCTCATGGCGGCGGAGGTGGCCGGAGATCCTCTTGGTGAGTTCTCGATGATCGGGGGCGCGGCGGCGGACCTGGGCAAATCCGTCGGGCGCGGCATCCTTGAGGTCATGTCGGTTGCGCGTCCTGCCATCCAGGATCTGGTCACGTCGGACGGCGCTCAGATCATGGTCTCATCTGCATCGTTTGGGACACCGGCCACCTTGGGCGGTGGTCGTCATATCGCGGTGTCGGAGCTGAACATCGAGGCGCTCTGTGTCTCGTCGTTGCACTACGCATCCCCCCAGTAGATCAGGCATTCCGGGAGCACATTCTCTTGGGACGGGTCGCCCTGCTCCAACCGGTTTGACTTCCTCCAGTATCGTCTGGTGAGCAAGTCTGGATCTCCCAGTGCGGACCCAACAGATGGGACCGTCATCTATACCGGCACGACTGCTAGTTTCACGGGGAGCGGGCCGGGCAACTACTACACCGCATTCGCGGACTACAACGCCAGGGGTGGATCTACGGTTGAGGGATCGAGCGACCCAGTAGTGGGCAGCTACATCGCAATCTGATGGGTTCTCGGGAGGACATGGTCATTCGGCCATTGCTTCGCAGGGGACGACGCAAATCGGTGCGCGACAAGGTGCGCGAGCGGGCACGCGAGGAGCGCAAGACAGGTCGATCTAGGAAGCAGAAGAAGACCCTGACCAGGAAGCTGAAGAAAATCCGTCGGGCTGTGATGGAACGACGGGCTCTGAGATTCCGTCGGGCCAAAGCTGCCGAGGAAGAGGGTGGCCTTCTCAAGTCCATCGGGAAGGGTGTCGAGGAGGGCACCGGCGGCGGATTCAGGGGTGCGCTCGGGAAGGCTGGAGCTGCTTTCAGGGTAGCGGGTCTCATCGTCACGATTGTGATGGTGGCGGCGGATCTGCTCATTAAGGGCGGACAGTTCGCCAGGAAGTTCTCTGGAGGCCAGTCTCAGAGGCTGATCGACGCCACGGATGCCGACACGATGTATGGGGGAATGGATGAAGAGATCGCTGCCAACCTTGCGACGGTCTCATTCGTGGAGGGGAACCAGGACTTGCTCCGGATCATCGGGAAGCAGGGTCGGGTCAACAACCAGATCGCGGACCTGATGAATGAGAAGCGCAAGCTGTTCCTGATGCAGATTCAGGGCATGGACAAGATCAACCGGGACCCACTTCTCGATGCTCCAGAGACGATTGTGGAGATGCTCATCTCAAAGGCCAACCATGCTGACCTGAAGGGGCTCGCGGACAAGGCTGGCGCTGCGGTAAGATCCAAGACCCTCAAGGGACCGATCAAGTCCAGGAGATGAGCCATGGCGCAAAAGAAGGCGAAGGTCAGAGTGAGGCTGGACACGGCTCAAGCCAAGTCCCAGCTCAAGGGTCTGGCCAAGGAGGGCGAGGCCACAGCGGGTCGCATTTCTGACAAGCTGGGCAAGGGATCCTCCATCTCGGGGAATCTAGCCAAGGGCGCGGTGGTCGGGGCAGGGTTCGCGTTGGGAAGCAGCGCAGTCAGAGGGATCGGATCGGTATTCACGAGCGGTCTGGGCGAAGTATTCTCTGAGCGGCTCTCGGGACTCGCGGGCGACGTGAATGCTTTTGTGGGGGTTCCTGACGCGCGTGCTCGGCAGCGGTCACTCGAGGAGACTCGCAACCTGTTCGGCACGACAGTCGGGCAGTCCGGGCAGCTCACCGATGCTCGTGGATACTTCAACTCTATCCTGAAGCTGAGACAGCGCGAGGAGATCGGCAAAAACAGGATCCAGCGAGCATTCGGCGGGTCCGGCGGTGGCAAGGGCAAGGGCAGCGAGGCGGATGGGCTCGTTGGGGCGCTAGTCGATCCCATCGTTACATCTATCCGAGACGGGTTCCAGGGCATCATTGACTTTCTGGGGGCCTGATGGAGATCAAGACCGAGGTGAAGGTTGACCTGGACACGCGGAAGGCCAAGCAGCAGGCGCGGGAGTTGAGTCGGGCTCGAGTGAGATCCAAGCGAAAGCAGACCACAGTGGCCAACCGCCGCACTCCCATCTCCGGGAAGCTGACGCAGCTCGCAGGAGGAGCCGCTGCCTACGCTGGAGTCAATCGCATCCTGCACGGATCAGGCGCTCAGCCGAGTCCGTGGGACGCATGGAAGAGGCCAGTGGCTGCCGTAGCTCAGAGGTTCATCGACGAGCATGTGGGCTACAGCGCGAAGGCGAGGATGACATCGTTGGACAGGACCGAGAAGCGGCTGGCGTTTGCGACGGGCGAGCACGGGTCGCTGGCTCCTGCCAGGGCATTCTTTGGACGGGACAACATCATGCAGCAGCAGGTCGAGGATGGCCGTCAGGTGTTGCGGGCGGATCCAAGGTTCGCGGGTGTGAATCTGATCGACCTGTTGAAACAGTCAGTCAACGGCTACATTGCGCTGCTCGGCAAGTCCTTTGGCTACATCATGGAGACGTTCGGGAAGTAGAATGACGATCACCAACCCCATTTCGATCACCTACGCAGGTCAGTCCGTCGGAGGATCCTCATCGACATACCTGCTCAACGGTCCCTACGTCATCGACAAGAGCTTCCAGACCCTACGGATGGTCTTCGACGTGATCGTTGTATCGAGCAGCATCTCTGGACTGAAAACAGCGTCGAACACCCTGGAGGTCGCATTCCGCAAGAGGGACCAGAGTTTCAGTATCGACATGAGCGGATCGACGTGGACCTACACCGAGGGGACGGACGTTCTGAACGTCACCGCGAGCCTTGCCAAGTCCGGAGATCCGGAGACGGATCGCGGCTTCTCGCGTGCCTATACTTGCGTCATTGAGGCGGAGATTCCAGCGGAAGACCAGCAGGGAATGAGAACCCTGGAGGTCGAGGTAAGCAAGGATCCATCGAGGCGCGTGGTCGTCTCGATGGGCGGGACCTACTCTGCCATCAGCGGCACCCTGGCGGTGGCTCAGTATCTTTCAGACTTCGATGCAGAGGCGGCCACGATCCTGTCTGCCGTCGACAACTCTGCCACGTTCGAGCTGGTGGACGAGTCCTACACTCGTGATCGCAACGACCATACCTGCAACTTCAGCCGCCAATATCAGGAGCTGCTTTTCAATCAGTCTCAGGGGCTGCTCGATGACACGTCTATCAAGGATCATGAGGTCACATTCACAGATACCAGCCAGCATCCTGGGGACAGCAAGGAGAACGTCTACCGGCTGCGGAGGGTTGTCGGCACCTACTCTTGCACGCTCGACGTGGATGTGGCGACAAATCTGAAGTCGGTCTATGAGAGTAAGGTCAAGCCGCTGATCGACGCAACTTTCAAGAGCAACTTCAACCCGGTCGTGTTCGCGGTTGAGGATAGCCGACTATCGTTCGACGAGACATCCAAGAGGATGTCAGTCACGATCCAGTATCTGTATCAGAAGGCTGGCGGGGACGACGTGGTGGAAGTCACTCAGTCCTATGCGTTCAGGGAGGCTCGCAACATCGACTACACTCCTGTCCATTCTCAGGGTGAGTTCAGCCAGTATGCGGATCTCGGGTGGGCAGTCTTGGAGCGGATCTCGACGCGCACCGTCCTGGTCATCGGTGACGAGAAGCCACAGCGGCGGCTCGGGATCACGCCCAAGGAAGGTCCGGCGGGAAAGATGGAGACGGTCAGCGCCGGACCCAACGTCCAGAAAGCAGGCTGGAACATCATGCAGAATACCAGTCAGGTGTCAGATCAATGGATCGGCGACCCTGACGAGACGCAAATCAAGCTATCGCTGCTCACGGAAACTGTGGTCGAGAGATGGAATGAGATCCCCAAGGACGTGCAGTCCCTGACCATCGGGAACAAGTAATGCCGGACCCGAAGAAACCAGCCCCGACGATCACCAAGCCTTCAGTGACCATTGCCGGTGTTCCCCTATCAGCCAATGGCGCTATCGCGTGGAAGTTTCAGACCGGGGTGCAGCCTTATACAGCGGTGTTCAGTTGCTATAAACATGACTGGGATACACGGCTGAAGCAGAAGGTTGGCGAAGATGTGGATCTCATTGTGTCCAACGGGAGCGGGAGCACGCAGACCGTGAGGGAACTCACGATCCTGCACACGGTTGCGTCGGACAGCCCCAACCGGGTCTCATTCCTTGTCGCGGATCGGCGCTGGAAGTGGTCCTACAAGATGATTGTGCGGGACTACAATATTCCACGCAAGACAGGGGATCGGGTGGCCAACAATGGCGTGCGTCCCATCGAGAATCAGGTCGTCGTGGACCAGTATGACTTCAGGCCCCATAGCCTGAAGGAGGACGGCAAGCGGTGGGAGGCGGAGGATGTCATCCGCGATATTCTTGAGCAGCTCGATGGGGACAGTGAGAAGAAGGGTAAGGGAAAGGCTGGTCCAACTAGTGGAGGCAAGGGCGGGCTGCTCAAGAACTCGGGCTATCGGTGGGTGATTGAGAAGTTTCCCATCCGTCCCAATCTGACACAGGACGGTGCCTACTCGATCCAGAACATCGTGCTTCGAGATCAAGGGGATGCGGCGCTTGCCAGGGCATTGTCATTCATGCCTGGTGCGGATGTTTACGTGGATACGGACGGGTTTACCAGGCTGTTCGACTCCACCGATCTGGAGAGGATGGAGCAATACTTCAAGGATCTGCCACCGGCCACATGGGACGGGGATCGAGCATCCTTCATCGACAGGAATGCCATCCGTCCATCTAAGGTCCGCGTTCACTACCAGAGGGAAGTGGAGGTCGTCTTCGACTACTCAGACGATTACACGTCCAACACGAGCGCAGATCCGATCAGGAACAGCCCATTCCTGGAGAATGTCATCCCAACCGTGGATCCCGTGACGACCATCCTCGGCGAATGGGACTCTGAGACGAACACGCGAACGACGAAGAAGGTTCCACCGGGCACGTGGGTGACGGTCAAGACGTGGCTGGAGGCCATGGATGCCGTGAAGCCGGAAGGATCCCCAGCTTGGACGTTCGACAACTTCGCCATGCTCTGGCTGGCCGGAGACATGGAGGGCGCTTTCAGCGGTGCTTTGCTTCGCGGGTCGGCAAAGAAGGAAACAGGTTCAGTCTCTCAGCGGATCAACGCTTTCAGACAGCACTTCAGGCAGACGTTTAGGATCAGCCGGAGATTCACCGAGCGGGTGCGGGACATCCGCAACGTGCGGGTCGGAGTCTTGGATCCGGTCACGGGCGCTCGTGCACCAGCCGCAGTCTGGGGGCAGGCCACAGTGATTCCGACCGTCAAAGGAAAGCATTTCACGGCGAGACGGGACAAGGAAGCGGCGGCTGTCTTCAGGCAGATCGACAATCTCCCCACAGGTGGCCAGCACATCAATGACGCGGTGCCGTCGCCAGCCCGCATCGTCGTAAAGGATGTCGATCTTGGCATCTTCTCTGTTCAGTGGGTCATGGATCCATATGGGCTGGCTCAAGCATACATTCCCAGCCACCTGAAGGGTCCGCAGAACCAGGATGCTCAGGTGTGGAGGGATCTCAGCCAGCAGGGCAAGGTTCCGATGTCCCCAGGCGCAATCCAGCACGGGCGCGGCGGGACGGATTCCATCTTCCTGGCACCGAAGATGGAGATGAAGGTGATGCTCACAATCGTGCCGTCGGCACCGAACAACAAGACACAGATGCACGTCGTCACCGTCAAGGCGAAAGACATCAAGGACGTTTTCCGGACGGAGTTCAGGATCCAGGACGGCAAGGGTCCGGTGCTCAACGTGTTCATCCCACCTGGGGAGATCACGGCGAGGTTCGCATGGGAAGATGACGTGGTGGCACCGCAGACTCTAGAGCGGCTTCTCGGGCTCAATACCGATGATCCGACCAAGGCGGGGCTGGTGGACGACCCAGAAACCAAGGACGCTGACGAGTCGCAAATGCTCGGGTATCAGATCGCCAACCAGGGACGGGAGATCAACGGGCATTCCAAGGCTGTGGCTGCGGAGATGCTGTCTGCCTATGCGGACAACCTTCATGGGACGGTCGTGACGGCTCTGCCGCATCGCGCACTCTTCTTGCGGGGCAACATGGCGGGAGCTACCATCCAGGTGGCAGCGGCTCCCAGCGCCAAGGTCAGCGTCGTCCACACCTTCCCTGGACAATCGAGGACGATCCCCAGGCTGGCGCTCATGCCCGACGCATCGAGGCGGCTCATCATGGGCATCCTTCCTTTTGGCACGGCGGACTAGATGAGCGGAAGAGGATTCACCGACTGGCAAGACTTGGGCGTGTTCCCCCTGCAGGACCACGAACAGGGTGTCCCCGTGGAGATCCGACAGCTCCTCGCGGGAGCCAGGATTCACAGGATACAGGATCCTGCGTCGGAAAAGGGATACGTCGAGTTTGGGGAAGTAAACGGGCACGGCACCATTGGGGACATCCATCCCTGGACGTTCTGGCAGACCGATGAGCCGGGTGTTCGAGGGATGGGATCCTGGTCGATGGTGTTCGGTGCTCTTGCGACGGGCGGCGGGCAAGGCAGTTCGGGAACATCCGCAGGCCCGGGCGGGACGCAGTTCAAACCGATCTGGAATCGGTTCTATGGAACCGACCAGCGGTATGAGGACGGGACTCCGGGGCATCCAAGGGGCCTGCCTACCATCCCTCAAGGGACCATCATGGCGATGGTCAGTGGAACTGCGGAAGGGAGTCAGCAGACCGTGGCGCTCCACACGGATCCCAGGCTGATTGCTCCCCAGGTTGACGGTCCAGGGGATGCGGGCACGCTAGTCTGCGACTTGCAGGGCAAGGGTGAGATTTGCATGAACGGGTCGCGCACGCCGGGGATCGGCGGCCGTCACGCTCGTCTGCAAAGCATGATGCGAGTCGTGGCGATGCCGAGCAGGGGCATCCGGCTGCTCGGGGGGATCCCAGGCAACGGGATCGCTTGGAACATGAGCAGCACTCAGCAGGAAGGTATGGCCGGGTATGGACTCTGCTACGCCAGGATGGATGGCAAAGAGGGTCCCATTACCCGGCATGATCCTGTCAAGCGGCTGCCGACACCGATCACTCCCCAGAATCTGCATGCATCATCTATCGGCACCGGTCCGGGTCCGCAGGAGGACTCCGGTGGGCTTCTGCCGCAAGGTGGCAACCTCGGTAAGTCTATCAGCCCGAACCAGTTTGGGATCTTCCAGCCGCGAGCCAGAGGTGCTCACGGGCTCATGTTCCTCGCATCAGAAGCGTCGGGACCACTTCATGCTGGGTCGGTTGGCGACAAGCACCACATCGACAACGATGCTGATGGCCATCCGATCAACGCCGGACACATCAGCACCGAAGCATATTTCTACGGGTCGCAATCTCGGGACGGACCATTTCTCTTCGAGGGTCTGTATCCATTCCCCAAGAAGCTGCCGCTGATTTCAAAGGTCCATTTGACCTGGGATCCAACCATCAGCCACAGTTTCATCGGCGGAAGCCGGGATGGAAAATGGCGGTGGTATGCAGAGTATCACGTCGTTGTCCCTGACTCGGGCGACGGGAAAGGTGGAGGCAAGGGCGGCGGTAAGGGCGGCGGCGGGAGCACGACCACCCCGGGCACACCGTCAACCCCGGGGCCGGGCACACCAAACCGTCCGAAGAAACCCGGCGGGGGCCGATCAACCCCGATCACGCCCCAGAACCCCAGCCCCCCAGTCCCTGGCAACCCGGGCGGTCCCAAGACACCGATCACTCCCCAGAACCCCAGGCAGCCTCACACGCCAAGGATCGGGCCGACAACTCCGGTTGGCCCCCCCCCGAACAGGCCGAGCAACCCCACAGATCCTGACAATCCCAGAACACCGATCACGCCATACCCACCGGCTCCACCGATCCGTGGGCCGGGGGAGCCATCGACTCCGGGCGTGCTCAGGCCAAGGGATCTTCTGCAGCCTGGGGAGCACCTCAAGCGGTTCTACACGGAGCCAAGGCAGCACGCCATCGAGCGCATGCAGGCGCTCCATCCTGATCCGACCGGCAGCAAGACCATCGTTGGCGACATGACCAGCGAGGACGTGGGGCTCTACATGCTCCACCATCCATTCGCTGAGTCCTTCACCGAGATGGCATTCCGGCCTGAGCTCATGGTGGTCGGCAGGCCCAGCTTTGTTCACAACGCTGAGAGCGACGGGGACTTCATCCGTGCCGATGAGGGCATCCGTCCACAGGTGATGTCGGGGCGCTCCTGGGGGGCCCAGGATGCCGATGGGGAGTGGGCCTATACCGAGACCCCGGCGACGTCGCGAGCTCGAGGAGGCTCCGCGGACGGCGGGTTCCTGCTCACACCCCCCGCCTTCGAGCTCGAGGACTACTTCGGCCTGGGGTCGAATCTCGACGTCGAGAGCCCGCAGACGGTGTCGCACTTCACGGCCGCACCGGGCACCGGCTTCGCGCTCGGGCTCCCGAACCTCGACGGAGGCCTACAGGCCAAGGCGATTACGTTCCGGCAGGACGAGACCCACGCGAATCACCAGGGCCTTATCCGACAGCTAAACGCTTCGCGCGTCGCCCAGACCTTGATCGACCTCGAGCTCGACCAGACCGGCGGCGAGATCGTGGTCGGCATCGGCGGCGAGCAGGCCTTCCGGCTTCCCCGAGGAACCCAGGCGCAGCGACAGTCGAATATCGGGCTGGTCGGTGGCGAGCTCCGCGTCGTCACCGACGGGGGCGCTGACCAGATCGAGTTTTACGACGCCCAAGGCGCGACCTGGACAACCCTGGGATCGGGCGGCGGATCGACGACTTTCGTGGGGCTCACCGACACGCCTGCCAACTTCACCGGTGGATCGCTCAAGGCTACCCGTGTCAACGCGGGGGAAACCGCGCTCGAATACATCGACCTGGACACGCTCTACACCCCGACGACGGATCTAGGATCGACGGCTACGGGCAAGGGCGCATCTTTGATCGGGGTCGAGGATGTCGGCGGATACTACACCGCGACCACTGTT